TGAACCTTTCTGTGCAAGCCAGTTGTTAACTTTAACACCGCGCTTCAGCAAGGTCCTCCAGCTCGCGTCTCATAGCGGGCGTGAGGAGGTTGACAATGATGTCTACTATGATGCCGACTATACTACCACTGAGGCAGTAAGTCGGTTCAAAGTATCACCGAGCGGGGAGCAGTTTGAGTGGTTCTCAGTCGACTATAGTGCCGCAACGGACAACCTGAGTTGGAAGTATTCCAGCCAGATTTTCTCTCGCGTCATTCGCGGTCTTCCGAAAGCCATTCAAGCCCTCGCAATGCAAGTTCTCGGTCCCCATCGACTCTGGTACCCTGACTCAGATATGAAACCTGAGTATTGGGGTGACCAGACGACCGGTCAACTAATGGGTTCTATCCTCTCCTTCCCCATTCTCTGCCTCGCAAACCTTGGTGTTTACTTGCTCAATACGAACGAGTTCCACCGCGATGCGGATCTTAACAGCCGGCTTGAGGCTGTTTTAATCAATGGGGATGATATGCTCTATGTGGCTCCACCGAGTTTGTGGAAGTCACACGTCCAAATTTCCTCAGAAGTTGGACTCCAGATGACACCTGGTAAGGCATATCATCATCCGGTGTACGCAAATGCTAATAGCACTTCCGTCCACTGTGATCTTCGGAGAGATGATCATCCCTTCCGGATCGATTACCTCAACCTTGGCCTCTACTTTGGCCAACGAAAGGTTCAGGGTAATGCCGATACCGAGTATGGCAGAGCCGTTGAAGAATTCAAGGTCGGAAGTCGCCATGCGACTCCTGAGCGAATATCCGAGTTGTATGCTGCAGCGCATATGACTCAGGAACCGGATAGCGGTCTCGTATCCAACATACCGATCATAATGTCAGGGTGCCTCCCCGGTAAACAGTGTTCTACACTGTCCCGGTACCTGACCCTTCATGCGAAAGAGATACGTGCGGAGTGTACATGTATCCTTGTTCGAAACGGTAGAGAGGAGCTCCATACCCGAAATATCTTCATTCCGAAGTTCTTCGGTGGCATGGGTGTTCCTTTACCAGCCGGTTTTAAGACGAAAGTCACAACTGACGATCGTTTCTTAGCCGGTTGTCTTGCTGAGCGGTGTCCAGTGCCATACGACCGAGCCCTACCCCTAAGGGGCAGAGAGTTCGAGGCGGACTTGGACTTCCGCCCTGCTGCCTGGCAAGACCTCACTGACAATTTGGACATCCCAAGCTTCGTCTTAACAAAGATCAAGTGTCCTAGCCGGTCGAGGGTCCTACTCCCAGCCTATCCATTCGATCGGGATAGAGTTTCGAAACGCATGATTCGTGTGTATGATGAGATTGACTACGAACAGCAGTGGTCACCACTATTCGGTCATCTTTTCTCTCAGAAGAGAGGTCATCTTGTGACCCTTCCGAAACATGAGCTTGAACTTGATTCAGAGTTCCGTGGGTTCTACGAGCCCAGGAAGGCTGTTATCAAGAACGAAGGTCCCAACGCTCTCGACGAGAGATGGTTTAGTCCATCCGAGTCGTTGGAAGACTGGAGCACAAACGAGGACTTTGATGTCTTCTTTGATGCCGAGGGTCCTTGCGACTGTACTGGGAATCTCTTCGGGGTTTCCCAGTACTGTCGTAAGTGTATACTTGGGTAGGGGCGTCCCTTACGCCCAATGGGGTTCTACCATTAATCGGCCAAAACGGTGTTATGATACCATCATGACTTAATAGTTCCGTGCTAAGTTGCCTTCGGGCATAAATGCCGAGAGACTGCACGGTCGACCTACGGGTTGGTAGGATGTACAGTCCGCGTATGGCTTACGCGTACCCCATACCTAAGCCACCAAATGCCTCGACGTAATCGTCAGAAGAAGCGACAAAATCAAGCTCGTATTGTCCAGCAGCCGCGTGCTGCTAGTAGAGCTCTACAACCTGTAGTTCGCGAGAAAGTCATTCTCGCCCCTGTACAGGAACAATACCAAATCACGAATTTGGGTAAGCCTCAGATGAGAGGTACGAAGTCTGGCGACATAGTCGTCGCTCACCGCGAATACTTCGCGGACATTACGACTACCAATGACTTCACCAACCGTCGTTGGGTGATTAACGCCGGAAACCCCGCCATGTTCCCATGGCTGTCTAACCTCGCACATGCGTACGAGCGTTATCGTTTCCGCCGTCTCACCTTCGAGGTCCGAACAGGTTCTGGCACTGGCTCCAATGGCCGTGTCGGAATCTTCATCGATTTCGATTGTGCAGATCCTGCACCTCAGAATAAGGCTCAGGCCTATTCTAATCGGAATGCTGTTGACGGACCTGTCTGGACCAACCTTGCATACACTGCCCTTCCTACGGATCTTCAGCGATTGAAGTCGTATTATGTGGCTTCTGATGGTGCAATTGTTGTAACCGACACGGTTCAGGAGAACCTTAAGGACACAGGTATCCTTAATGTGTTTACCTCTCTTGATACTACACCCCAACGGTCTGAGCTCTTCGTAAGCTACGAAGTCGAGCTCATGACCCCATCACCTGCAGCACCCCCCATTGCTCTCGTTGCTTATCTGACAACCGCAGAGAATGGCGTGGCCTCGAATATGCCCTTCGGTGATACCGAAGCCCATTTCGAGTCCGGGGTCGACAATGAGTCTAGCTCCAACATCCTCGCGTGGGATACGCCGTCAACTCTTCGCTTCATTACTCCGTTTATAGGTCAGCTCATGCTTTCCTACACGGGTACCGCGATAGTAACGCCAATCCCAGACCAAGTTGCCGATGCTACTCATTGTGCGGCCACTGCTGACTATAGTCAACTTGCCAATACCCTGGTCACACAGGTCTTCCAGATTATTGCTAATCAGGGAGATCTTTTCTCAGCGGTTGGTTTGGCAGCAACGACCATAGTTTCGATGTATATTCGTGCCTACTCCCCTGGTGTTCAGAAGTAGAGCCTAGCCCGAACAGTAGCAGATCACTCTGCCCTTTGTTCTTTGTGGGTCCCAAAACCGCGTACAAGTACACGATCACACTGTACAAAACGGTCTGATAACCTCTACTAACCTAACGTCAGCTAAGGTTGACTGACGGAATTCATGACTCAAATCCTGTCCATTTGCATTTGATATGTACAGAGGTACATAATGCCGGGCTAACGCTGTTTGCGTGGTCTTAAGAGACGGATTCCTTGAAAGACAGGATTTGTTATCATGAATGTAATGGTGAAAAGGAATTAGTTATCCACCCTTTTGACAGCTTTCGCTGGAAAGTTGAATGAACCAATCGTATCTGAGTCGCTGATGCCCTGAACAGGGGCTCTCGCAACAGCGTGGGCGGGGAATGGCCTTTGCACGTCCCCTTTTTGAAATACGCCCTGATACCGCGGCCCGTGGCTGAGAAGCCACCAACCACTCCAAACAGTCTCGCAGTGCGTGGAGACTGGGTTGCTTCCTTTGTGTAGTACGGTGACTACTTCG